TAGGCTTTCAGCGGAAGACAATGAGCGGTTTATCAGACAGTACCTTGACGATGCAGGATTTTCTTATGATTTGGATTCTGTTAGAAAGTATGCTGCAGAAAATCATTCACAGGCTGAAATTATGACGCATGTAACAAGAAGCATTGCCAGTACGCTTATCAACAAGGGTGACCTGGTAATGTTGTAAATTAAAGTTTAGTGGAGGAAGTATGAGCAAAACACACGAATTAAAAATATATCCTAAGTATTTCGAAGCAATTTTGGATGGGAAAAAGACATTCGAAATCAGAAAAAATGATAGAGATTTCCAGGTTGGAGACAGCATTGTTTTAAAAGAATGGGATAATATTAAGTATTCTGGCAGAGAAATCCAAGCAATAATTAAATATATGCTTGATGATGCATTTATCGGATTAGCAGAAGGATATGTAGCCTTTTCGTTTGGCATTTTAAAAATAATAGACAGGTAAACTGGAATTTAACGGAGGAAGTGAGAGTGATACCAATGGATAAAAGACTTTTATCCGACTACATAGACGCCTGTGAGCTGATCCGGGAGACCGAGCAGCAGATCAGGCGGCTGCAGGAAAAGCAGAGCGAGACAACGCAGGACAGCGTCCGGCGCGCCAGCTTGTGTGCTGGTTCCCTCTGTCTACACAGATAAATCCTGCGGGACTGGGATAGGGTAACAAAAAAATAAAGCAAAAAGAAAGAAGGTGGGGAATGTGGGAACAAGGGACACATACTTTAATGGTTACGGTCTGACATACAATGAGGTAAAAAAAATAGAAGACAAGTGCAAAAACGCAAAGGGTAGGGAATTGGAACTGCTGCTTCTGGCTGCGGAAAGCGCATATGCAGAGTTGGCGCAATATCTGTTTTTTAGCCTGACATCAGGGCTGGGGTATGACAACATCTCAAAGATATGCAACATCCCTATCGGGAGGAAAGATTTTTATGGGTATCGCAGGAAAACGATATATCTATACAACAGCTATATGATACTGGAAGGACATGCAATTGTGTAAAAGGGGTACGCGGATCAGGAAACGAGAATGGTAAAATAGAATAAGAACTGTATGGGGGTGTGATATGAATTGTAATGCCGTCATGAAAAAGCTTCAGCGCGCCATACTGTCAACGGGACTCGTAATCAAAATTTCTACCAGCCAGTTTTACAGCGAAGAGCAGGACAGGATGATAACGATGTGGATCTTAACAACACCCACACTTCAAAACGGGCGGAACGGATGGAGGATGAGGGACTACGAGATCTTACGGACGGCGAGCGCGATTGAGGTGGTGAAATGTTTGACAGATATATGGGAGCAGTCGAAGGGGCGGTGAAAAAATGCTAACACCGAAGCAAAAGGCGTTTGCGGATTATTATATAACGTGCGGGAATGCGACAGAGGCGGCGAAGCGGGCAGGGTATAAGGAGAAAGCGGCATACGCCACAGGCTCCGAAAACCTAAGAAAGCCTCAAATAATTGCATACATCGCAGAGCGGCAGAAGCAGATTGATGATTCCCGCATAGCGGATGCCGCCGAGGTGCAGAGATTTTACACCGCCGTTCTACGGGGGGAGGTAAAAGACCAGTTCGGATTGGAATCCTCTCTCGACACCCGCATGGCTGCCGGTCGGGAGCTGATGAAGCGCCTGGAACGCGCAGAGGGAAGGAAAACAGACACCGGCGGAATTGTTATTGTGAATAACATACCGAGACCGGGAAAGGAGTAACGCATGGAAGAATTGGAGAAATGCCCGTTTTGCGGAGGAAAGGCAGTTGTGCATATCGATGATGGGGTAAGAGTTATGTGCAGGGAGTGCGGCGCAATGTCGAAGTGCTTAGTTGATGGCTATTCCCAAGGAAAACCGAATGGAGGCGCTTTAGAGACTGTGATCAAGGCATGGAACAGACGAACACAGTAAACCTTACCGACATCATAGCCCCCGCGTTTTACCCTGTCCACTGGGACATCTTGGACGGGAAGCATACCTACTACAATTTGTACGGCGGGAGAGGATCAACAAAGTCCTCTTTTGTGTCTGTAGAGATCGTGCTGGGCATGATGCAAGATCCGGCAGCAAACGCGGTAGTATTCCACAAGTTCTCCGCAATGCTGCGAGATTCTGTTTATAACCAGATCCAATGGGCGGTAGATGCGCTGGGCGTGTCTGGTTACTGGCGCAGCAATGTAAACCCGATGCAATTTACCTACCTGCCGACAGGGCAAAAGATCATCTTTAGAGGTCTGGATAAGGCACAAAAGACAAAATCCATTAAGGCAGCCACAGGATTTTTTAAATATCTCTGGTTCGAGGAACTGGACATCTTTAAGGGGCCAGAAGAGATCCGAATGGCGGAGCAGTCAGTCCTGCGTGGCGGTCATAATTATGTCGTGTTTAAAACGTTCAACCCGCCGATCAATCGAAACAATTGGGCAAACGAATATGTGCAAATTGAGGATGGCCGGGCATACAATCACAAAAGCGACTACAGGACAGTACCGCGTGAGTGGCTTGGAAATGATTTTTTTGACAGTGCCGAGCATTTAATGCTCACGAATCCGCGCGCATACGAACATGAGTATCTAGGGAACGCAGTCGGGACAGGTGGAAACGTATTTGAGCTTTTGGAGCTGCGTGAGATCACCGATGAAGAAATAGCCAGGATGGATGTGATCTATCAGGGCGTTGACTTTGGTTGGTACCCGGACGCATACGCGTTTGTAAGATGCTACTATGACGCGGACAGCGAGACGATTTATTTTATTGATGAGCATTATGTCAATAAAGAGTCGAACGAGATAACGGCAAACTGGATCAAAGGGAAAGGCTATACGGACTACCACATAACCTGCGACAGCGCCGAACCGAAATCAATAAACGATTACCGAAGCATGGGACTTCCGGCGCGGCAGGCGATAAAAGGACCAGGCAGCATCGAATATGGGATGAAGTGGCTTATGCGGCGCAAGCTCGTTATAGACAAGCGCAGAACGCCGAACGTATACCGCGAATTTACAGAATGCGAATATGACCGGGACAAAGACGGCAACATCATCAGCGGTTATCCGGATGTAAAAAACCATACAATCGACGCTACACGTTACGCACTTGAATCTAAATACAACCGCAGAGGCAACACAGCCTAAGAATACACGGCACAGGGGATTGCAGAAATGGGACTTATACAGACAGTCAAAAGGTGGTTTAATATGATATTTAAAAAGCAGGCTGAGAAAGATTTTAGGGTAAAGGATACCACGTCTGCGCAGATGATGGCAAAGGTCGCAGAGTGTGCCAACATCTACCGCGGCACGCCGTACTGGTTAGACGCAGATAATCGAATAAAGACTATCAATTTTGCAAAGGCGGTATGCTCCGAGACGGCGCGGCTCGTCACGCTGGGGATTAAAATCCAGATTGACGGCGGCGCACGCGGGGCGTGGTTGCAGGAGCAGATTGATAAAGCCTATTATAGCATGCGTCATTGGGTAGAGTATGGCTGTGCTTATGGCACGGTGATCATAAAGCCTAATGGCGGCGGGCTTGATATGTTTACCCCTCTGGACTTTTTCGTGACGGAGCAGGACGAGAACGGAAATATAACGGGCGTTGTGTTTAAAGACAGCTATGCGGCTAACGACAAGTTTTATACGCGTCTGGAATACCATAGGTTTGTCAAGATGCGGACGGAGGCGGGCGTGGTATACCCGTATGTTATATCAAACAAGGCGTATGTATCAAAGAGCAGCGAATCCCTCGGCGATCCTATCCCGCTGGAGCAGACAAAGTGGGCTGATCTGCTGGAGGAAACGCCGCCGATTCTCAAGGGAGGGAACGAAAGACTTGATTCTCCTATGTACGGAGTGTTCTGCACCCCTGCTGCAAACAACATAGATCTTTCCTCTCCGCTGGGAATGCCGATATACGCAGAAGCCATCGAAGAAATGAAAGACCTGGACATCGCATACAGCCGGAACGCCGGTGAGATATATGACAGCGAGAAGATCATCCTTGCAGATGACAGGCTGATGTTTGACAGCGGGACGAATCTTAATGGGCGCATCCCCGACGTTAAGCTACCGCATTATGTAAAAAATGTGTTTGGCAACAGCCCGGAAGAGTTTTACCAGGAGATTACGCCGCAGCTCAATACAGTCACACGCCTTGACGGAATCAATGCTCTCCTGTCTCAGATAGGATATAAATGTGGGTTCTCGAATGGGTATTTTGTATTCAACGAATCTTCTGGGATTCAGACGGCGACAGGTGTGGAAGCGGAACAGCAGCGAACCATCCAGTTTATAAAAGACGTGCGGGACAAGTTGGAATGCTGCCTGAATGACGCTATCTATGCTATGTCCGTGTATGCAGATTTGTACGCGCTTGCCCCTGTCGGGGTTTATGAAGTGGTATACGACTTCGGGGACATCACATACAACCGCGAGGAGGATCGGGCACGCTGGTGGAGCTATGTCGCACAAGGAAATGTGCCCGCGTGGATGTATTTCGTCAAATTTGAGGGCATGACAGAGGACGATGCGAAGGCAATGGTGACGGAAGCCCAGCCAAAGGAAACGGGGCTGTTCGGGGAGGAATAAGCATGGATTTTGCGATTGTAGGACAGGGGATCGGAGACATCGGACGCGTTGAGAATCGCTGGAATGAACTCTTTGATTCTTTGAAAAATGTAGAAAACGCGGTCAAAGAAATTGTAAGAATGCTGCGGGAAGTCTATGAAAAAATAGAAAGAGCAGTCGATGAAGTTATGATTGAATGGGAGAGACGGCGAAAGACACGAAGGTATATGGCATTAAAGGTCTTGAGTGTGTATACAGAGACAGATATGTTGGATATTAGGAGACTGTTAAGACGCATATATAGGGCGCGAAGCTGCTGCTAATAAGGAGAGAGTAATGGAACCGATAACCAGAGAAGAGTATTATCTTGCGAAGATTGCAGGGACATATGAGGGCAAGACGCCCAAGCCTGTGACTAATGACGAATATTACCTTGCGACTATGGCAGGGGATTATTCCGGAAACACCCCGCAGCCTGTCACGAGATTGCAATATTACATGGCAAAGGTAGCAGGAGTATGGGGCGGAAGCATCCCTGCGCCTGTGACACGATTAGAATATTACTGGGCGGCGATTGCCAGCGGAGAGGGGAAAGTCTTTCCGCCTGTGACACGAGAGGAGCATTTCTTGGTGCTGGTAGCCGATGCGTACAGCGTTGTGCTCACGGTCGTTACCGGCAACCCCGCCCTCTTGGAAAATTCAAAGGGGAATCGTGGGCTGGAATCCCTTACCCTCTACGGCAAATCAACACAGGGGAGCACGACCGGGGCGCAGCTGTTGCCATTTGAGGTAGGGGAAAAGCGCGAAGGGTTTGAAGTATTTAAAGATGGGATAGCGATATCCGATGCAAGAAAGAAGGATATCTATGCAGTGGGACGCGATGGCATGACCAACGAAAGTTCATACGACGATTTTCCGTTATTAGCATCTGGGGAATATTATGTTTATTCAGATAGTGCATCTGTGAATTTAATTGTCGTTGCATTTAGAAATGGGAAAAATATCACATTGGGAAGTTCCATGAAAGGAGTTGCGGCAAAAATAAAAGTAATGGATGGAGATAAGTTTCGGATATTCCTCAGAATCGAAGAAGCCTTTAATGGCAAGGTTAAGGCGATGATATCCAAAACACAGCCAACTGCGTCCAATTACGAGCCTTACACCGGCGGCGCACCCTCTCCGTCCCCGTCCTATCCGCAGGAGATAGAGAGCGCGGGGCAGAATGGAGAGATTGAGGTTGAGGTGCTGAGCGGGAATCTGTTTGACAAAAGCGCAGCATATGATCTTACGCAATCAGGAGGATGGAGTGCAAGTTTTGACGGAGAAGAACTTAAAGTAGTAGGGAATAATATAACAATTGGCTCTATTAGGTTGTTTAATTACAAGAAAACTCTTCCAGCTGGGACTTATACGTTCTCTATTAGCAAGCCGCTACCTTTTGAAATTCGAATTGATAACTATTTTTTAATCAAAAAGGGGGACACCAGTGCGACAGTTACATTTGATAATGGCGTGAGCATGTCACATTTTGAAGTAGATGCAGAACCTGGAGCGACGTTTAATGAGCAACGATTTAAAATTATGCTCAACGCCGGCTCAACTGCCCTACCATACGAACTCTACAAGCCAGCCCAGACGCTCATCATTCCCACTTCCGGCGGTCTGCCTGGAATCCGGGTATCATCCGGTGGAAACTACACCGATGCAGACGGGCAGCAGTGGGTATGCGACGAGGTGGATTTTAAAAAGGGAGTGTATGTGCAGAGGATCGGTAAAAGAACAATTACATCGAAAGACGTTTTCCATAAAAGTGGTATGAGCACGGATGATGTTAATTATTTTTCGTTAGGTAATTTTTCTCTGCATATAGGTACAATCGGCGAGAAAGATGTACTTATGAGCAATTGTTTCGTTGCTGGAATTAATCATGGCTTTAGTGCGTGGGGGAAAATATTTCTAAGTAGTGCGTTTGATGGCAAGGTATATTTTTCCGTTGAGGCACAAAAATACCCAGATGAAGAAACTTTTAAGCAGTGGGCGGTAGAAAATGGACTGATGTTTTTATATCAATTGACTGATATTATTGAAACTAATCTCACCGCCAAAGGGCTTGCTGCTTACAAAGCATTGCGAACCTACAGCCCAACAACGACCGTGATAAACGATGCTGGCGCAGGGATGAGCGTGGGGTACAAAAAAGCAAAATAAGGGTACGCCATAAAATGCAGGAGGTGGTAGAATGGAACTAGATACGAAAGTTGGGGACGTGGAGATTAAGCTCGATACGTCCCGCATAGACGATAATCTGCTGGAAGCCCAGAAGCTTTTGAATATGCAGGTAGTGGCGGACAGCGCCCCCTTCGTTCCATTCCGGCAGGGTGCACTAAGAAACAGTGTAAGATATCCAGACGGGGTATACGGCGGCATCGTTGAGTATGACACGCCATATGCTCATTATTTGTACAAGGGCGTTGTGTACGGTCCGAATATCCCGCTTAAAGACGCAGAGGGGAACATCATAGGGTGGACATCCCCTCCCAGCAAAAGCCCGACGCAGAGACGGATTAAATATCACGAGCCGGGAACAACGTCTGAATGGTTCGAGGAAGCCAAAAGGCGGCATAAAGACGACTGGCTGAATCTTGTGAGAAAAACGGTGGGGAAAGAGTGATGCTGAGACCAGAGTATTTTGAAGGGAAAGCTGACCGGATATTAGAACTCTATGAACGGCTGGAAAACTTTATCCTGCGGGATATCGCCAGAAGGATTTTAAAATCCGGGAAAATCACAGCCACGGCGGACAGGTTGCTGTACAGGCTGGAGCAGTTGGGGGAAAGCCAGGATGAGATACAGCGGCGTATCATGGAACTGACAGACCTGAGCGAAAAAGAACTGCGGAAGCTCCTGCGTGGTGCCGTGCTGACATCGTGGGAAGATGATGCGGTTACACTGTCAGAAATGGGTATCGCGGCGCAGTCTCCGCTTGAAAATGCACGGTATATGGCTGTTATTGAAGCAGAGTACATAAAAAGCCGGGCGGAGTTGAAGAACCTCACAAGGACGACGCTGGAACAAAGCCAAAAAGACCTTGTGTCGCTGCTCGACGAAGCCGATGTAAGGGTAGCAAGCGGAGTGCAAAGCTATCCCGCAGCCATAGCGGATGTGCTGGATGCGTATGCGGGACGCGGCGTTATGGTGGATTACCCGACAGGGACGCGAAGGACGCTGGAATCTGCGGTACGATGCTGTGTAGTGACGTCAATGAACCAGACAGCGGCGCAGCTGACAAACAGGTATATCGTGGACAGCGGAACAGAGTATGTGTTAACCTCGGCGCACCTCGGGGCAAGAGTAAGGCGCGACGGGCAGCCCTTGCTTGCAGGTCATGACGAATGGCAGGGCCGTGTATTTAAAATTGACGGAAGCGAGCCTGGATATCCGAACCTGCTGGAATCGACGGGGTATGATATTGATCTAACCACGGGAGAAGGCAGGGTTGTGGATATGAGAGGGATGCATGGCTATAACTGTCGTCACGGGCATATGCTGTTTGACAAGCGGATGAAGAATCCGTGGAGGGACGCAGAAGGAAATCTGCTGGATGGAAGCGGAAATAAAATTACCGATGCTGAGAATCTAAAACGGTATGAGGACAGCCAGAAGCAGCGAGCTATGGAGCGCGGAATCCGAAAGACGAAACGACAGTTGATAGTAAAACAGGAAGAGCTTGCATGGGCGTCCGGCGCGGAACGGGAAAAGCTCCAGCAGGAATATGATAAGCTGGCTTACCGATTGCAGGGACAGAACAGGGCTTATAACCAGTATTGCGAAGAACATGGATTACAGCCGCAGTATGATCGGAATGCATCAGCGGGATTTGGATACCCGCAGCAAAAGGCAGCAAATAAAGGGGCAAAAAGATATGCGGAGAACGAACCGATTTGAATATTACAATCCAAACCCCTCGAAATGGCAAAGAGTAGGGGATTGCACTGTGCGCGCATTGTGCAAGGCTTTAGGGCAAGATTGGGATACAGTTTATGTAGGTTTGTCCGTGTATGGTTTTTCGTTGTCTGACATGCCAAGTGCTAATAGAGTCTGGGGCGCGTATCTGCGCGAGAACGGATTCCGCCGGTATATCGTAGACGACCACGGACAGCATGTTTACACGGTAGATGATTTTTGCCAAGATCATCCAACGGGGACGTATGTGCTCGGGATAGACGGGCATGTTGTGTGCGTCAAGGATGGGCATTACTGGGACACATGGGACAGCGGACAGGAGATCCCGATATACTACTGGGAGCGATAGATAGGCGCTATGGAAACGATACAGGCTATACATCTTAATCTGGCACAGACACAATAACACAATAAGGGGAGTAATTTTGAAGGTATGTGATTTTACAGTATTTGAGTTGGATTTTTTCCGCGAATACTGCAATTTTACACCTGATGAACGGCAGCTTTTTGAATTACGGACGCAGAATATCCCGCTGGAAAGATGTGCGGAGATGATGAACGTGAGCGTGTCCACTGTGAAAAGAATGAGCCAGCGAATAAACAAAAAGATAATACGGGTATGCTGATTTGATACTTTTGTAAGCCTTTGATGAACTGTCAGAGGCTTATTTTTTATGCCATAATTTAGCTATAGAAAGTTATTGAATTAGTCATAGGAGGCGCAGGCATGGCATTACCATATCAAGGGTATGGCTATAATCCGTATCAGTATGGACAAATAAATCCATTACAGCCGCAGATGGACAGGCTGGCGCAGATGCAGGCTCAATATCAGCAGCCGCAGCAGACGCAACAGGTAAATCAGGGGATTTTGTGGGTGCAAGGCGAGGCTGGAGCTAAATCTTATCTTGTCGCTCCAAATACAAGCGTCCTTCTGATGGATTCCGAAAACTCTAATTTTTATATAAAGACTACCGATGCCGCCGGGATGCCGGCTCTCCGAACCTTTGCTTACAAAGAGGTCACTGTTGGCACGCAAGATCAGCAGAAACAGGCGGAAGTAAACTTAGATGATAAATACGTCACTCGAAAAGAATACGACGATTTGAGAAGCAAATACGAAGAGCTGTATAGTTATCTCGAAACGGCAACAAAGCCAGAAGGAGGCAGGCATGGCGAATCCCTTGTTTGAGGCCCTGAACGGTAACAGGATGTCTGGAATGCTGGAACAGTTCCAACGATTCCGGAAAGAGATGGAGGGCAGGAATCCACAGGAGGAAATCAATAAACTTTTACAGTCTGGCAAAATAAACCAGCAACAGTTAAATCAAGCCCAGCAGATGGCACAACAGATGCAGGGAATGTTTAAAGGCTTTTTTAAATAGTACACAACCGGGTGCACACGGTTTTGTAAATACATTATCGAAGGAGATAATTACTATGACAGACGGTTTAACCGCTTCTGATGTTGCCGTATTAACCGGCGGCACAGGAAAAAATGACGGCTTCGGCGGAGATTGGGGTGCATGGATTATCCTTTTCCTGATTTTCGGTATGTTTGGCTGGGGCGGCTTCGGCGGCTGGGGCGGAAATGGTGGAGGAGCAAATTCTCCTGCATTTCAGGGTTATGCAACCCGTGCCGATATCGACGCAGCGCTGTCCACGCAGGGAATCGAAAACGGGATCCAGAACCTTTCCGGCCAGCTTTGCAACGGCCTTGCTGGCGTAAACGCCAACCTGTCAAATCTGGGTTATCAGATGCAGCAATGCTGCTGCGATACCCGTGAGGCTATTGCTGGCGTAAACTACAACATGGCAGCCCAGACAAACATCCTACAGAATACCGTAAACAACGGATTCCGCGATGTAATTGACGCGCAGAACGCCGGAACACAGCGCATCATCGACCTGTTTACACAGGACAAGATACAGTCTTTGCAGACCGAGTTACAGTCCGCACAGCTCCAGCTGTCTAACAACGCACAGACAAACAGCATCTTAAATGCTTTGAGACCTACACCCGTGCCGTCTTATCCGGTCATGTCCCCGTACACGTCCATCGTAAACCCGACAGGCTTTAGCTTTGGCACCGGATGTGGCTACGGAGGCAACACGGGATGCGGATGTTAAAACTTCAGACGGAGTATCTTCGTGGCATTATTTTGCCATGATGTTCGGCTGATGCCGTTATTCACAAAAAGGGGCAGGCTGAGAACGTCTGCCCCTTTTGAAATGAAGGGAGAATAAAATGATTGAGTTAGTAAACACAACGCCGGTCACGGTCCCCGTAGGGCAGTCTATCCCGTTTTCGGCAGTGGCAACAAAGGGCGGATGCGCAGAAAGACACAGGGCTGGAAGCGCGCAGATAACGCTTGTAAAGCCCGGTAGATATCTGATTACATTTTCCGGAAACGTCGCAGTACCGACTGGGGAAACGGTAGGAGAAGTGGCGCTGGGAATTGCCAGAGATGGGGAAATCCTCGGCGGCACGGTGATGCGTGCCACCCCTGCGGCAGTAGAGCAGTATTTTAACGCATCGTCCCAGACATACGTCGATGTGTTCTGTGGATGCTGTGAAAACGTTTCCATCAAAAACGCAGGGACAATTCCTGTGTTAGTAGACAATCCGAACATAACAGCTGTTCGGGTTTGCGGTTAAGGAGGGCAGACCATGAGTTACAAATTGATGCAGAATATCCGGGAAGAGCTGGATAAAATCGCGGAAAAAGGTCTGAACACAGGCAATCTTGAGACCGCATACAAATTGATAGACATGTTGAAAGACATGGAAAATGTGGAATACTGGAAGTGCAAAGAGGGCTATTATAACGCCGTTCTCGACGAAATGGAAGGCGGATATAGCCAGGCAGGAGACCACAGCGAGAGGCGGAAACGCGACAGCCGTGGGAGATACAGCAGGGATGATGGAATGAGCATGACGGCCTATGACGATGGATCATCCTATGCGCGACGTGGGGAGCACTATGTAAAGGGGCACTATAGCCGTGGAAACGGAAACAATGACCCTTATGATGATTACATGGAAAACAAGCAGTCTTATCGCAACGGCAAGTCTGAGGATTGCAAGCGGCGTATGCTGGCCGCTCTGGAAGAGCATATGGATGCACTGACGGAAGAGCTGGGAGATCTGTCAAAAGATGCAGACTGCCGAGAAGAGAGGGAGACCATTTCGCGGTATATCGAAAAATTACGAAAGATGATGTGAGTAAAGGCGGCGAGGAAACTTGCCGCTTTTGCTTTAAACATGGGTACGCCATAGTTTTTTTTGTTTGGTAAAATGTATTAAAGGCTATGGAAAGGAATGATCATTATGGAGATCAAAAGGGTATACTGTCCTGTCTGTAATAATAAAACGCGGTCAGCATTCCGCAAGGATACGACAGCGCATAATCTTCCGGTGTTTTGCCCGAAATGTAAAACGACCAGCCTCGTGAATATTGAAAACGGAAAGGCAGAGCCTATCGTCCGTTAAGTGCCAGACGCCAGACGCAGAGCCAGTGATTTGTAAGGATTTCTTACAGATTGCTGGCTCTTTTTTGTATTTGTATTTCCTCCTTTACAGCACACAGCCTTGCGGGAAGGTTGAAAATGCGGTTCGACTCCGTCTGTGTGCAATCCTGTAAATCGTAATTGCAGGAAAATCCATCCCATCTTTCTTTGTTTTTGCCACCGTGCATGGAAGCAGCCGGGTTCAAGCCCCGGCGCACGGTATAGGTGCATTGTTTAGACAGCGCCGATCATTACGCTTTTCGCCCGGTTCGCTACCCCGGGCGCTTTGTGGGATAGCTCAGGAGGTAGAGCAGCGGCCTTATAAGCCGTGTGTCATGGGTTCAATTCCCCTTCCCACAACTACCCCGCCCGTGGTTTATCGGGCTTAATCCATACCGCTGACGGGCGGTTAATCAATCACGTTTAGGAGGATAAAGATGCAGAATATTGAAGCAATTTTGACAGAGCTGGGAATTGAGGTCTCGGCGGACAAAAAGGAAAGCCTTACGAAAAAGGTGGCGGAAAATTACGTCACGAAAGCTGAACATGAAAAGAAGCTGGGAAAGGCTGAGACTGACCGGGACACGTGGAAAGAAAAAGCTGAGACGGCAGAAAGCACCCTGAAAGGCTTCGAGGGCGTTGACCTTGAAACAATGCAGAAGGATTTGGCTGATTGGAAGAAAAAGGCCGAGGATGCCGAGAAAAACGCACAGGCGCAGCTGTATGAGAGAGATTTCACGGACGCTCTGAAAACGGAGTTTGAAGGAATTAAATTCTCGAGCGAAGCGGCAAAGCGCGCAATTATGGCAGAAGTCAAGGAGGCCGGATTAAAACTGAAAGACGGGGAAATCCTCGGACTGAATGACCTCATAACCCAGATGAAGGAAAAGGACGCTTCGGCATTTGTTGACGATGAGCAGCAGAAAGCACAGCAGAATCAGGCACGCTTTACACAGCCGACAAACAAGCAGGGGCAGGGCGGCACGCTGACGAAAGACCAGATTATGAGCATCAAGGATGCTTCTGAGCGTCAGGCTGCAATTGCTGCGAACATGAGTTTATTTAATTAAAGCAGGAGGGCAATTATGGGGGCAAAGGCCAATATAATCGGAACAACAGATATACAGGTAACAGCCAGAGAGCTGGACTTTGTTACGCGTTTTGAACGCAACTGGCAGCATCTGCGGGAAATCTTGGGGATTATGCGCCCCATCAAGAAGCAGCCCGGCGCAGTGCTGAAAAGTAAATACGCGGAGGGGACGCTCGAGGATGGTGCAGTAGGCGAAGGCGAGGATATCCCGTATAGCAAATTTACCGTAAAGGAAAAGAAGTATCAGGAAATGACCATCGAGAAGTACGCGAAGGCCGTTTCGATTGAAGCAATCAAAGACCACGGTTATGACAACGCTGTCCAGATGACTGACGACGAGTTCCTCTATCAGCTTCAGGCGGGCGTGACAAAGAAGTTTTACGACTATCTGAAAACCGGAACGCTCACGTCCGAGGAAACAACCTTCCAGATGGCGCTTGCGATGGCAAAGGGCAAGGTTGAGAACAAGTTTAAGCAGATGCACCGGAACATCACCGGGGTTGTCGGCTTTGTGAACATCCTTGATGTGTACAAGTATCTCGGAGCAGCGAACATCACCATCCAGAATCAGTTCGGCTTCCAGTACCTGAAGGATTTTATGGGGTTCAATACAATTTTCCTCCTTTCTGACAGCGAGATCCCGGCTGATACGGTAATCGCTACACCGGTGGAAAACATCGTTATGTATTACATCGACCCCAACGACAGCGATTTTGCAAAAGCCGGCCTTGTGTACACCACCAGTGGCGAGACCAATCTGATCGGTTTCCACACACAGGGCAACTACAACACCGCCGTGTCGGAGGCGTTTGCGATCACCGGCCTTGTGCTGTTCGCGGAATACCTGGATGGCATTGCGAAGATTACCGTAAACGCGGGGGGTTGATGGCCGCCAGTACACCCCTAAATACTGACGGCGAACCGCTTTCGGGGGAAACAAGACGGAAGAGTAAGAGATAAGGAGGCTGACGAGATGGCATACACCACATTTACATTTTATGAACAGACCTATCACGGGAATGTCATCCCGTCGGATGAATTTGACCGTATCGCAGACCGTGCCAGTGACTTTTTGGACACAATAACCTTTGACCGATTGGCTGACGGCTTACCGTCTGATGAAAGGGCGGCGACAAAGGTACAGAAGGCCGTGTGCGCGGTCTGTGACAAATTATATCAACTGGAGCTGGCAGAGAAGAAAGCGCTGTATTCCGCTGGGGGGACATCTTCCGGCGGGGCTGGCGGTGTTACTTCGGGAGTAATTACTTCCAAGTCTGCCGGTTCTGAATCAGTTTCCTACGCCTCCCCGTCTGAAATGGCAAACGGCGCAAAGGCATGGAGCGCGGTCTACCAGGCGGCCGGGGATGCACAGGAGACGAACAAGCTTCTGGCAGATGCGGCAATGCTTTATCTGGCAGGAGTGAAAAATGATGATGGCGTACCGTTGTTGTACGCAGGAATAAGGTAGAAATGGGTAACAATAAATTTTTAGCTTTATGCAAAAAGATTGTGGTTAAACAGGAGGATTAACTCATGGACATTACGACATTAGGAACTTGTGTGGCCATCGTGGCTATCTGTTATGTTATCGGTCTGGGCTGTAAGGCGGCGCAGAAAATCCCGGATGAGTGGATTCCGGTCATTATGGCGGTATGCGGCGGCCTTCTGGGTGCGCTGGGAATGAACATCATGCCGGACTTCCCGGCGACGGACTATATCAATGCTGCGGCGGTGGGCATGGTGTCCGGGCTGGCGGCCACAGGAGTAAACCAGGTATACAAGCAGGCAAAGAAAGCGTGATTTTATGGGCGGACGCGGTGCAGCAGGCGGTCTGGTTTCGGGAACAAAACTTGAATATGGCGGAAGAAGTATGAGCATATTCAAATTCTTAAATCAAGACGATATTAGACGGGCAAATGATGCTTCTATTACGGACATGGGAGACATTATAAAAAGAATGTTTTTAAGCAATTCTAAGGAAATAAACAATTTTGAACTGTCTAGTCAAGAAAAAAAAGACGCTATTGACGAAATGGCAAAGCTTTCAACCGCAGCATTAAAAGCTTCCGCGGCTGCTGTAAATCCATATGTAAGCGGCCCTGCGAGGCTTACACAAGGACAAAGAAGCGGAAGTTTAGCGGGCAAAGCTGCAGATGCAAGAGGCTCTATAGATTCCTATATGAAAGAATTGCGAAACAAATCCGATAAGAATGTAAAGGCGAGAAAAGAGCGGGAGCTTGCATCGGCTCTAACATCAGCCGCCAATTCTGGAAAATTGGAAATTATAGTTGACGGAAAACGGTATTATAGGAAATCAAAACGTGGAAAGTATTGGTATTCATAATGAATTACAGAAACTGCCGTAATTATGAAAATCTGGAGCGCCGGCTATTTGACGGCGTGGGTGAATATGGCATACCGCAGATAGAGCCAGTAGCCTATGAGGGCGGTTGTGACTGGATCGGATTCAATTATGCAAAGAGTACCAAGGATTGCGAGGGAAAAGGCGTTCATTTCTTTTTGGATGATTACCAGTTTTGCCGCCTGTGGTCAAACATAGACCGGTATATCCCGATGCTTCAAAGATTCCGCTATGTAATGTCTCCGGATTTCTCTACCTATACAGATTTTCCTAAGGTCATGCAGATATACAACCACTACCGCAAACACTGGTGTGCGGCGTATATGCAGGAGGCAGGAATACAAGTTATCCCAACCATCTCATGGAGTACACCGGATTCTTATGACTGGTGTTTCGATGGGGAGCCAGAGGGTGGAACGGTGGCGGTATCTTCTGTTGGCTGCATGAACAGCAAGGAAAAAAAGGCGCTGTTTTTGGCAGGGTATGAAGAAATGGTGAGGCGGTTGCAGCCGGAGACGATCATCTTTTACGGATCTGTGCCAGAGGAATGCATGGGAAATATCGTGAGAATCCGGGCGTTTACGGATAAATTTAACGAAGCTCTTTGTGAAATGAGGGATACCGATGAATGATGCGATAGTGACAATATTCAATTTTTACGAATCCAGCACCGCCGCCATCTGGTATCCTCATGTGCTTTCCGGCGTGCATCTGGAGACTGACCGGGGGCAGATTATGAAGCTGTACGGTCCAGACAGTACAGATAACGCACAGTTACATATCCCGTTCGGGGTCAAGAACGGGAGAAAAATTATTGTTGATACCGTCGGAAAAGAATTGCCGTGGCTTCCGCCGAAGGAATGGAACAGACAGGTCAACGATTTGTTGCCCGACAGCATTACATTTAATCCGTCTACAGACTTTTTTATGGTAGGAGCATGGGACGGGGACAGTCCTGTGAACGATGCAGATTATACGGACAGGCGATATGAAGGGTTTTACGCGTTTATGAATACCGAAAAGGATTTTGTTTATCTTATATCGTCAGTGGGCGGACCATATGCGATAATTCCGCATTTTGAAATCTTAGGGAAGTAGGTGGAGGAAAATGGCTGAACCTATCGGGAATGATGCTACCGGCTATGATGTTTTGACGGCGGCAATGAAGTCGCTGCTTAACCAGTTTCCGGGGCTGTATCCGGATGAAGTAATTAAATTCGAAGAGCTCGGGTCTGAGGATGGCATTGCGTTTTCCAATGATTCCGGGGCGCTGGTGTATACAGAAAAAGAAGATATACTCGGGCGGATATATCAGGAATGCCGGTATCCCTGCTTTGTAGTATACCGTTCGACCACGGGAGCAAGGGAACGACAGAAAATTACTATTCTGGAATTCCTGGATACGCTGGGTCGCTGGCTTTGCCACGAACCCTCCGGGATTGAAGGGAAAGAGTACGAAAAAGCGATATACCCAGATCTGACCGCAGGGCGGAGGGTTGAGCGGGTAACACGCGGGAACGCATATGGGACACAGCCGCAGGAGAATGGCGTGCAGGACTGGGTTCTACCGGTTACGGTTTTTTATAAAAATGTTATCGAGCCTGAAATTTAAGAAAGGAAAAAAGCAATGAAAAGACATTTGTTGAGACATTTTGTCGATGTAAAAATGGACACGACCTCTGAGGGGACAGCGGCAGACTACCGGCTTCTGGGAACGGGTATTACCTCTTTAACGGAGGAAATGAACCCCGAGACGGAGACGGTACAGTACATCAATCAGGAAAACGGATCTACGGACCTTAAATCCTATACGCCGTCCATCGAAGTTGAAAGGCAGAACGTAGACGAAGAGGATCAGGATCTTACAGACTGGTTTAACAAGATGATAGACACGCTGCCCGTCGGAGCTGATGCCATAACATCCTATGTCCGCGTGAGAGTTTCCGGCACTGGACCTGAATATCCGGCAGTCCGCCGTCGCTGCGTTGTGAGTGTAGGTGGCACAGGTGGCGATGCAGGGTCAAACGTGACAGATACACTGACTCTGGGTGGCAGAGGTGACGGAGAAGCTGGAACGTTTAACGTAACCACAAGAAAATTCACAGCGGCGCACGCGTCTGACAGGGCTTTAACGGAATAAGGAGGACAAGATGGGAGCAGCAAGTTTACGAGTAGACAGTGGCGTCAAACGCATTGAGGTCAACGACAACGGCGATTATATTGCGGTCAACATCTCTGACAACAGTTTTTTTAAGCGTTTTGACGATTTTGTGGCATGGCTGAATGAAAAAAACGAGGAAGCCGATAGGATTGCTAATGATTCTTCCGGTGATTTCACGGAACGCTTCGGAGCGTATGACGCTTTATGCAAAGAGGCCTGCGCTGAGTTGGATTCTCTGTTTGGGAGCGGGTGTTGCAAAAAGGTGTTCCCTGACGTGGAATCCCCGGGAATGGAGCTTATCGCGGACTTTTTAGACCAGATCATACCGATTCTTCAGGGCTTCGCCACTGAACGAAATCAGAAAATCACAAGCAAATACAGCCCGAACAGGAAAGGGGCGCGAAGCAATTAAATGTGGAATGTGCTGCTTGATAAATTCCCAACAGAATATGAGGGTTTCCGCATAGACGAAGCCTTCCAGACAGGGATCCAGATTTCACAGGCTTTGCAAGATCCGGACCTGTCAGACGATGAAAGGTTGGCTGTAGCGCTGGGGCTGCTGTATCCGTCAGAGGATGGGGACGGCAGCCCTTCTTCTTTACCCGATTTAAAAACTGCCGTGGATGGCCTTAGGTGGTTTCTGAGCGGGTGGTATACCGACAACCGCCCGAAGGATGAGGACAAAGTTCCGGTAACAGATTTTGACATAGACCAGTGGCGCATCTATTCAGCATTTCTGGAGAAGTACGGAATCGACCTGAACCGGTCTGACATGCACTACTGGGCGTTCATGGGACTGCTGTCCACGCTCGGTGAATGCGCATACACGAACGTCATAGCCATCCGGCAGCAGAAAATAGACCCTAAGATGGACACGCGTGCAAAACAGGCATTGCAGGAGCAGAAACAAATATTTGCAATAGAGCGGGAAGAGGAACTGACAGAAGAGGAACAGGAAGACGTTGACGCTTTTATGAAATGGATCAAGGTAGGAGGCTGATATGCCGAAATATGACGGTTCGATACGGATAAACACAAAAATTGAAACAAAAGATTTAAACAGCCAGATGATGCGCGTGTCTAATGCCATAAAAAAAGACAGCGCGGCTTTAGATTCTCTCAATCGCAAAATGGAAGAATTTTCGCAAAAGAAAATCCCGACAGAAAAATTTGCAGAATTACAAAGAGAGTTAGAAAAGGCAGAATCCGAGTATTCAAAACTGCAGGCCCGTATGTCACAAAAGGGGGCGGCAACGTCTGAGTATAAATCTTTACAGAAAGACCTCGTTGCGGCGCAAGGAGAGCTGTCTAAGCTTGTAGCACGTCAGACAGACTGGGAAAACATGGGGGTACCTCAAACCGGCGGCGCATGGGACGTACTAAATGAACAGGTTGCAGCCGCATCCGACCGTGTAGATGATCTGAAAGAAAAGCTTCAGCAGATGGAGAACAGTGGAAAGGCGTATACCCCGAAGGTGGACAAGTCTCAACTGGATGAAGCGGCTCAAAAAGTAGATGAAATCAAGGAAAAAATAAACGCGGAGAAAGCATCCGGTAACGCGTTTGTATCCCCAAAAGATACAGAAGAATTTCAGAAGATGTCTGTAAAGGCGTCACAGCTTGCTGGGAACATAGATGTTTCAAAGCGCAGGCTGGCAGAACTTAACGCGAAGCAGAAGCCCATCAAAAAAGAATTCGATCGGATGAAGCGTTCTGCCGATAAAGCATTTAAAACAGCTTCGTCCGGCGCGAAAAAAAGCGCGGGGCTGTTCGGCACCTTTGCGTCAAGGCTGAAAGGAATCGCATTATCGCTGTTGATATTCAACTGGATTACAAAAGCATTTAATGCAATGGTAGCAGGAATGCAAAAGGGGTTTTCAAACCTTGCAAAGTATTCTGCTCCGTTGGCAAATTCATTTCAGTCTCTAAAAAATTCACTGGCTACACTTGGGAATGCGTTTGCTGCTGCCTTTGCGCCAATTGTCCAGATGGTAATTCCGTATCTCAATGCGCTTATAAACGGAATAGCTCGGGCAATAACATATGTGGCGCAGTTTATTGCCATCCTTGGCGGGAAAAGCACGTTCATCCGAGCGAAAAAGATACAGGATTCTTACAACGATTCCCTGAATGGAACAGCAGCGGCGGCAAAAAAGGCAGCCGGAGCTTTGGCAAAGTTTGATGACCTGGATGTGCTGCAAAAGCAGGATGATTCCGGCGGCGGTGGAGGTGGAACACAGCCGAAAGACATGTTCGAGGAAGTCCCTGTTGATGCAGGAGTGAAGTCTTGGCTTGATGGGATCTTGGAGAAGCTGAAACCTATTCTTGACTATGTAAAAGAGTTAAAAGATGCTTTTGCGGAAGGATTCTGGGATGGTTTGGGGGATTTTGAATACCGCTTAGATATCATCAAAAATGGGCTTCAGCAAATCCGCGATGCATGGATAGAGATATGGTCAGATCCTGCGGTTGTAGGGGCTGCTGACAACTTCCTTAAAACTTTTATGTATATGTTGGGTTCCTTTACCGGCTCAATGGCGAGCATAGGTCTTACTCTGGCGGCGGCTTTGATCGGCGGGGTTGGGGATTATCTCGAAAACAATACCGACCGGATAAAGAAATTCCTGATATCCGCATTTAACGTGGGGGCAGATATAAACCTCCTTCTGGCGGATTTGTTCCAAAGTATAGCCTATGTATTTGAAGCATTTGCAAGCGAAAACGGGATCCGCTTTGTATCGGCGCTGATAGGAAGCATTGCGGATGCAGCTATGGGGCTGACTGAACTTGCGCTTAAACTGGGGCGGGACTTTTTACAAATGCTCATTGTACCGTTTACAGAAAACGCTGACGGGTTCAAGACTGCACTGGAGGGGTTACTAGGCGGCGCAGCAACCGTGCTGGAAGGATTTAAGACGGCTGTAGATAAAGCGTTTGATAGCCTGAATGCAATGTACGACGCTCATATCAAGCCATTATTTGATAGTATAACGAGCGGGCTTTCAGAGGTTGTCAACCATTTTTTAACCGCATGGAATACACACATTCAGCCAGTTATCGACAGAATCGGGACTAGAATATCAGAGCTTCTTACGCAGTCTTTTCTGCCGGCTTGGGAAGCTATAATAAGAGGAGTTGGGTTGGTTGCGGATATTTTAAAATCTTTTTGGGAGAGTATTTTGCAACCGATTGTTGACTGGATTATGACCTACGCAGTGCCATTCTTGGTGCAAGGATTAGGGGTGCTGTTAGAGTTTATTATACTTGGAATTAAGACGATTGTTGATGGTTTTACAACCTTTATGACGTTTATAAACGATTGTTTAGAATTTTGGAAAGAGGCGTGGGCGGTTGCTTGGGATACGTTCAACGATTTCTGGAATAAGATAAAAAGCATTATTGACATCATGAAAACTGTATTTCGTCTGTTTGTAAAAGTTGTTAAGCAGCTGATTGATGGAGACTGGAAGGGCGCATGGAATACCGCGCAGGAAATCTTCACGATTTTTAAAACCAAAGTAGAAGGCGTCGTGGATTCTATAAAGGCGTTCTTGTCCGGCTTCTTTACATGGGTTAGCGACATGATTGCAGGCGTTATAGAGGAAATCAAGAACATCGGAAGCGGTATCAAAAACGCATTTACTGGTGGCGGATCATCGAAGCCGCGAACAATGTCCACGCAGCCGTATGCCATAAACGAAAGCTTTGCATCTCGTACCATGCGGGATATCCCGGCGCTTGCATCTGGCTCGGTAATCCGTGGCGGCAACCCGTTCTTGGCGATTCTGGGCGACCAGCGGGCAGGGCAGACCAACATCGAAGCGCCGATAGGCACAATCAAACAAGCCGTATCGGAGGTAATGGCAGAGAGCGGCGGCGGATTTAGAACGGCAAGGATCGTCTTGCAGGTAAACGGGACAGATTTGGCGCAAGCTACACTACAGGATTTCTTGTCAGAAGCAAATAGGCAAGGATACAATCTGGAGGTGATCGGAGGATGATTTTCACACGCGGCATATACATAGATGGGGAGTTTTTTAACATCCCCATCGTGTCCATAAAAAGAAACGCGGATTTCCTCGACAAATTCGCCGAAAGAGTTGAAACGGGAGAACTCCAGCGTGAACTGATAGGCGTTTACTTTAATTACACAATGTCGGTCGGGAAGAGCAGCGCGTTCCCGGATGGCGTATATAAACGTTTCTGGGATAAGGTTACAGAGCCCGTCCCATTCCACATTGTTTCGCTGCCGTCAGATTCTGGTTATTACGAATACACAGCTTATATATCAAGCGTCTCGGATGAATACGAGAAGATAACACAGGATAGCGCTGATTATAAAGGGTTTACCTGCAAGTTTACGGCGAAAGAACCGGCAAGGAGACCGTGATGAAAACAGAATTTTATGTCGAATACAATATGTATGATACGACCTCTCTGCCTGATGCAAAAGAAAGTACAGAGAGCAATGCCGCTTTTGGGGATATGGGGCTGTTTAAGTCAAAAGGCAGCCCACCCAAATACGCTACACTGGAACATAATTTTTTCGCGCTGGATGGGAGTCTTAGCGAAATGCCAGACACGCCGACGGACATCCCGTTTTTTTCGGATGTGCAAGCGGGCGCAGATGGAATTTTCACAAAACAGCCTGTAATAAGAATAGATTTTACCGAAAATCATACCTCTATCGGGCTGACTTTTCATTTTTCAGAAGCATTTCCGCTGGAAATGGAAGTGACGTGGTACGACCTCGGCGGTACATATAAATCGCAAAAACGTTTCTTCCCGGACAAACTGAATTATTTTGCCGAAAACCAGGTGGAGGAATACGGACGAATTGAGATCCGATTTGTACGTGCCCTACCGTGGCACAATGTAAAGTTAAACTATCTCGAGTATGGCACAACGTTTATCTGGGGGCCGGATGTTATAAAAAGCGCGAAGCTTGTAAATGACACAGACCCTATCAGTAATCAGGTCAAGACGGACAAGCTTACGTTTGACTTTGTTGACCCTGATGATGATTTTAATATTGGCAAAATCGACGGGTTGCACAAAACATTGCAGAAAAAGCAGAGAATGTTACCCTATGAAATCGTTGACGGCGTGAAGATGCCGCTGGGCGTGTTTTTCATGGAATCTAACAGTACCGCAAAAAACGTCACACAAATATCGGCGATTGACTACAAAGGGATGCTTGCTAATGTGGATTTTAAAGACGGGCGGATATACGCCGGAGAAACGGCGGGAAGTGTGATCGAAGAGATTATGACAGCGGCAGGGATTGAAGATTATACGGTTGAGGAAGAGGTGGCGCAAACGCCGCTGTATGGCACGCTTAAAATCCAGACCTGTCAAAAAGCTCTGCGTGAGGTATTGTTCGCTTGCGCTGCGATTATGAACACATCCCGCCGGTCTGGAATCGAAATACGAAAATCGACCAGAAAAATATCGACAACGATTCCGCGCAGCCGGAAATTTTCCACGACGTTAAAGGCAGATCCTTATGTGTCAGACGTAAGCGTAAAATATAAAACGTGGGTGTTGGACGCGGCGGAAAGCGAGATTACGAAAGGCACATACGATCCGGGGATACATACAATTCAGCTCACAATCCCGGCAGCGAACATGAGCGCATCTGCGGGGAGGATTGTCAAACAAATGCCGTACTATGTTGTGCTGGAAATCGCGGGAAACGCACGTGCAGAGGTCACGATCACGGGGCACAAATATGTTGGTACAGAGCTGGCTACACTGTCCAGAATCGAGCATATAAAGTCAGGTGAAGTGCGGAACACGAAAACATTTTCCGGAACGCTTTTAAATTACGAAAGCGCACAGAAGGTTGCAGACAATATCCTGGATTATTACCAACTCCAGCAGATCATCCAGACACGCCATTTGTCCGCAGAGGAAAAAGCAGGGGACTGGGCGGAGATTGAAAATACCTTGAAAATGCACGGAAATTTTGTCGCCTGTATAGAATCCCTTAGTGTTGACCTTACAGGTGGATTTGTGGGTACGGCAAAGTACAGAGGATATTATAAAATAACATCAGAAGATTATTATTCTGGCGAGTTGTATGCTGATGAGGAGGTGGGAATCACCTAATGGAATGGGTATATGACCGGACACAGGAGGATGTGGAGCGGGCAAAACTACTTACGCAAAAATATGCTGCGGGGACGATCACGGAAACGGAGAAAAAAGAATGGGCTGCAGGAATGAAAGGCGCGCTGAATGCCTCAGACCTGAACAGGATTGAAGGGAATATCCGGGAAATCGCTGGAATTTTAGCGATAACTGTAACAACGAAAACGTGGGAAAAGAATCAAATCCCACGATTAAGTGATTTTAAAAGAATCCGTGATAATGTACAACGCATCCGGGACGCATGGAGTACCTTGAAAGATACCCCAGTTACGCCAGATACGCCGCTGGTTACTTATCAAAAATGGAATGCCATAGAGCGGATTTTACACGATGTCAAATATGTATATGACCGCGTCATGGACAGTTATTATTATTGCGGCGATGAAATCTACGCCGGGGAAGGAATAGGGATTTTATAATGGCAGAGACATGGTTTACCCCGAAAGAATGGAAAGCCCGCCTTGTGGAATTTGCAGGACGGCGACTTCTGAGAAACGTTGCAAACGGAGAACAGGTAACGTATGACGTTTCCCGCAGTGAGGGACAGGTATCGCAGGAGGGCGATGCGTTTAACACTAAAAACATGAACGACCTCGAACAGCGAATCTCAAACGGATTTGCGAATGCAAAGACAAATCTTGATTTACTAAATAGGGATTTGGGTGGTCTATCTTTTGGTCAGGATGCAGACGGCAACTGGGGATACAAGATTGGAGGTGCGGATACAGTAATCCCTTTTAAGGGTGAGCTGGACTTCGACTACGAACACAACATATCAATTCCATATATTGTTACGTCCGGTAATCCAAATGTTCTTCATTACTACACCATGACGGAAAGGGATGCTGAATATTCCTACTTAGCATTATTTGTAGTTACTTCAGCTAGCGTTGTTTCCATAGAATTGAGCGGTGTTAGTGGGCCATCGTTCGTGTGTAACAAACCAGGCGGATCTTATTCTTTTGCCATGATTAAAGATCCGATTTTAAACGGGAAAGTTAATTTTAGACACGGAGGAACAGGAG